CTAAGAAGAGGAAGCCCTGCGTCAGTTTTTCTAAACTGATCCAGGAATCTTTCTCGGGTGTGATCATCGTAGTCGACCTCGTATTTATAGAATATGAGCGACAGTTGTCGCACACAGTCTACGGCTATAGAGTCACCTGCTAACGCCGCTTCGACAGCGTCCCCGAGAAATTCGGGGATTGCGTATCCCTCTTCAGTAATCTGAATAACAGAAAACTGAGAAGGGCATTTCCATTCAAAAGTAGAATGGAAATTGTCGATCGCTTTGCCCAACATGGGCAAAGTTGACGTTAGGAAGGGGAGACCCTCGTTGTTCGCTCGAGTGTAGAAGGTAGATATATCTTCCTTTCTCACAAAAGACGAATAGCGTTGGTTATTTGCTAGGTTCTCCCACAAAAGGAGAAGGCTTTTCAGGTCACCACTAATCATGGAAAACCTCCAGAAGCATCCCTACAAATGGCCAGGCAACAGAACCACTCTCCCTGCACCGTACAGCGCAGACAAAGCACGCTACTACTCCTGATGTTGAGAAATAATTCTCAACATATACCGACGAGATTACATCTCGCCGTTCAGGATCGCGTCAATGTTGGCTCCAGTACCGCCCTCAATCAGAAGATCTATCAGTTGATAGCACATCTTTTTGATGACGGTGTTGGTGATCGCTGTGTTCGGGGGCCTCACGACATTCCAATAAACGGAAGCCGTTGCGGCAACGCCGAACGCGTCCACGACAGTTTCGTCGAGTCGCGTCACTTTGCGCTGCTCACCACCCTTACCGATAGTATCGGCGCGAGAAAGAATCTGCTGATTAGGCAGAGTCAATCCAGCGACTGAATACTCGGATTTTGCCGAGTCGACATAACGATTAACATAAACTCGCAAGTTTGTGTCAACGTCTGTCGGCGTATCGGTAGAGAGGGAAAGTGAAGTTCCTAGCATCGTAGAGATACCTCGCCCAACAAGGGCGTATTTGCGGTTTACTACACATTACTGCGTAGCGAATGCAGGCCTAATCGGCCTGTTTCTCAGAAAATTCTGAGAAGGGTGTGCCTCTATAACAAGGGAAGAAATCCATTAGAATCCACAGCGTCATAGTTGTGGTAACTAACACGAGATCCGACCTTACTCGCTATCCCACCAACTTCCGCCCGTAAGGCGCGGCCGAAGGTGGAGATATAGGGTGCGTTAAAGAGTGTGCCTAAAGCTATCAAATTAATAGCCTGAGACGTCGACGGCCACTTTGTTTTTAATAAAGCGAACGTCGCCAGATCCGGCATTCCAACTACACGATGAAAAAGCTCGTGAGTGGATGTAGTAGCCGGCGTGATCACGGGTCGGAATGTATAATTTGCATCATCATTCCATACGAGCCCGGATTCAACGTGTACTCGTTCCTTGTACTGCAAGAAAACCTGCAGTATTTGGATCGGGAGTTCCAACGCATCCGTCTTGAAGGATTCCAACCATTGCCCTACGTTGACAAACCAGTCAACAACAAAGCTGAATGGAATCTTATCCCAGAGGATGCGAGGATTAAGTTCTACGCCCAACATGTCTATTAAGGCACGAAGGGTCTCGTCCCACTCGCCCATCACAGCGATGGGAAGTGGTGCATAGACGAGATAGCCGTGAACTTTGCGGTCAATTTGACCACGCCATGCTCGATGACTGTTGCCATCAAGAAGGACGTTCCCGGTCTTAACAGTAGTATCTTTAAGCAGAGTACGGCGCGCAGAGATAATCTCGCGTCCGCTATGCTTAAAGACCGAAAGCGCCTGCCGAAACTCAAGCAAGGTGTTCATTAAGTCGGAAAGATCCCCAATAGTGGGTTTCCAACCGAACTTATAGTTCAGCCTTGCTCCAGCCAAGTTAGACACTAGCGAAGAACTCCTATTCCACAACTTTAACAAATCCTTCATTTGTCCAATATCCAGAAGGGCATTGGGTAATGAAAATTTAGTTAAATCAGGCTTCAAGGCCAGATAAGTCTGGTTAATGTAGCCCTGAGTCGCTGAACCACCGATAACGCCCTGTCCGGCAATAACGCCGAACGCAGCGTAAGCTTCGGTCTCAGACGACGTATGGTGAGCACCAGCGAGAGCCCCATGCACATGATAGTAATTCGTGTGTGTGGGGTTCGCCTTGAGTTGTACAACAACACAAGGCGAGCCGGTGTCGCCTGTATAGGCCCGGAAATATTTATTGTGAACACAAAAGTTGGCTCCTTGTCTAGTATGACCAGGGAGTCCACCTGTGTACACAATCGATTCCGACTGCTGCTTCATAGTACATGAAGTAGTAGGGTCAGTTGACGTCAAGACACCTGACGAGTTAAAATACTCGTTTCCGTGGACTGTGACGACCTGGTCCGGAATGGATCGCGACTTGTGGACGGGATAATACCCGGTCCATTTCTGTCGAACGATCATCTATTTCCTCCTCAAAGAGTTCTTACTCTGTTCGAGTGCCGCTCTCGCGGCGAAAGTTTTCCTCCGGTTGCTAGCCGG